GGAGTGTTCAGCACTCGCCTGAGGTAGCCGCCCTGCTGCTGGAACAGGCCGACCTTGGCCTGCAGGGTGGTACGGATCGACGCGAACGTCGTCCCGCCCTTGCTGACCAGGTTCATCGGGATCTGCACCTGGCGGGCCGGGACGGTGAAGTCGACGATCGACGAGCCGACGGACTGCTCGGCCATGACCGCGGCGATGTTGGCGTCGCCCCAGTCGATCCCTTCCGGGTCGACCCAGTCAGTGATGTCGAACGACGGCCGGGTGGTGAGCTCGGAAGGGTCGAGGGTGATGCGCTCGCTCATCAGCGCCCCCTAGCCCCGGGCAGGACGCGACGCCCGTAGCCGCGAGTGGCGGACTGGACCTTGGTATCGAAGCCCTGGCCGTTGACCCGGACGTGGGCATTGCCGTCGGGCAGCATGTAGACCTGGACGTCGGCGTTGCCGACCACGGTGTTGGCGCCGCCGGCGCTCGAGGTCACGGCGGGCATTCCACCGATCACGCCGCCCTGAGCGAACGCCCCGTATTGCGCCTGCGACACCTGATAGCGGCGAGCCCAGTCCTGGGCCTCGGCGAGCTTGAGGGCGGTGAGGGTGGAGGTATCGGCCCCGACCCCGCCGTCGGTGAGCGCGTCGAGCCCGATCAGCGCCTCGAGGATCGACCCCGGCCCACCTAGCGGATCGTTGACTGCGGCGAGCATGGCGAGCAGCGGGTTCTGGATCTTCGGCTGGCCCTTGGTCAGCCTGATCGCCTTCGGCAGCAGCGCAGCCTGGGCTTGGCGGTTCCAGACCAGCGAGCGCCATAGCCCCTGTTGCCCGGCGCGTTCGCCCTCCGACAGATCCGTGCCGCCGGGCGACCAGCTGAAAGCGTCCATGATCTGGGCGTGGCCGATGTCCCCCGTGATCGCGGCAGCGTTCGCAGCCAGCGCCATGATCGTCTTGACTTCCTTGGGCGAGTAGCCGCTGGCGCTGATTGGAATGTTCGGCGGCGCGTAGCCGGTCGGGGTGATCGGGTCGTTCGGCTTTGGCGGTTTGCCACCGTTGCCCCCGTTGCCGCCCTGCCCGACGCCGTGGCGCTTGAGCGGGCCGAAGTCGCCGTTCCAGTGGGCGTTGGTATCGGTGACGTAATGGGTGCCATACCACGGCGCGAGTCCTCGCCCTGCGTATGCCTTGGCCGCGACGATGGCGTTGGCGATCGGGTTCCACATTCCCTCATAGCCGCCGAAGGGCGCGACCCATGAGTTGTTGAACGGCGAGGTAATCGCCCAGAGTCCATAGCCCTTGGTCCCGCCAGGGTCGACGCCGGCCGAGCCGGGTCGATAGCCGGACTCGCCGTGCGCGACCTGGGCCATCGTGATCCCCGGCATGCCGAAGAACTCGGCGAGCTCGGCAATCGCGTCGACGGGCATCGTCGGGCCGCCGTAGTCCGGCGACCAGTGCGGGTCCCACATGTGATTGAACTTCTGCAGGTTGGCCGGAATCGCCCGGCCGATCACGCCGCCCTCCTTGAAGAAAGCAAGGTGGGCATTCCAGCCGTTGCCGACGTTGTCAACCATCGCCTCCTGCAAGCCGGCGACGTGGGCGCGGGCGAACGCGATGTAGTTGTTCATCGCCGACATCGGCCCGACTGAGTCCGTGGCGCCGGGGTTGGAAGTCGAGCCGTGGGTGTGGAAGCTGCCGACGGCACCGCCGATGCTGGCGTTGTAGGCCGGGCTTCGGTATCCACTGGTCATGGTCAGCCCGAACAGGCCGTCCAGATACTTGGTCACTGAGAGGGTGTGGGCGTCGACGTAGGAGTTGTCGGCGAGCAGCTTGCCGATGTCGCCCTTGAGCTGAGTGACCCGCCCGCCGATACCGCCGCTATCGAAGACCTGGTCCTGAATGAACTCCTTGGTCCTGTCGATGATCCAGGGGCCGAGTCCACCGAAGGGTGCCGGGAGGTTGGCGTCGGGCAGTTTGTCGACCACGCTCGAGGCGGTGATCGGCTGGGCGCCGGTGAGCGCGTTCTGGACCGTCGGCAGGATGCCACCGAGGGCGAAGCCCGGGACGCCCATCGCCGCGCCCGCCTGCGACCACAGGGCGAGGTTGCGGTTGCGATAGGCGGGGTTTGTGGCGAGGACGTATTCGGGGTGTGCCGGCGCCTGCTCGCCGACGATTGCCATCGGCTTTGACACCTTGCCGCCACGGGCGAGCATCTGCTTGTTCGTTTGGTCGTTGCGCGGCGGATCTTGGGGGTGATTGCTATGTGGGGTATGGGACGGGGTCCCAACGCCCCCGACCGGCTTGATGTCCACGCCGGGAATGACGTTGATCACCTTGATGATCGCGTTGATCACGTCGACGATCGCGTTGGCGCCGGAGACGAATACGCTGACAATCGCGTCCCACGCCGCCGAGAATCCGTCGGCCAGGGCGTTGCCGATCGCTTGGCCGATCTTGGCTAGGGGGGAGGCGAGGGCTTTCAGGAACCCCTTGATGAACTCCCAGCCGGCCCGGAACGTGTCCTTGACCGCGTTCCAGGCCTCTTTCCATTCGCCGGTGAGGATGGACGACACGAACTTGATCTGAGCCTTGATAACCGAAACCGCGGTCTTGACGACGGTTCCGATCAGCTTGAATGCGGTTTCCACGATCTCGCGGGCAACGGTGGCCTTCTTCCAGAACTCCTCGAGCGAGTGGATGGCGCCCTTGAAGTCGATCCGCGCGATGGCCTTCATGCCCTTGCCGACGAGCTCGAAGAACTTGGTGGCGACGGGCTGGACCGCGACCATGACCCGGTTCTTAAACAGGGTCCATTGCTCGGAAAAGTCGCGAGTAGATCGCTCGGCCTTGCTGATCGTGTCGCGGCCGTTGTTCATCGTGTTCAGCAGGTCATCGAAGGCAAAGTGACCCTCGCGGATCGCCGCCGCCATGTCCGGGCCGGCGCGTTGGCCGAACACCGTGAACGCGATCTGGTTGGCCTTCAGGTCTGAGGGCGCCTTCTTGATCATGTCCATGATCTGCATCAGCGCCTCTTGCGGGTCCTTCATCGAGACGCCCCACTCCTTGAGCTGGGTGGTGGTCGCCTCGACCCCGCCCGAGAATGCCTTCAGGGCGAAGCTGAGCCCGGGCATCAGCTTCGAAGTGTTGACGCCGTTCTGCTCGAACTCGGCGAACATCGCGGCGGCGTGTTCAAAGTCGAAGCCGAGTTGGCGTAGCGGCGAGCCGAATGCAGTCATATCCCGGGCGAGCTCGGAGACGGCAATGCCTGAGTCCTCGGATGCGCGGAACAGCTTGTCCAGCTTCTCGGTCTGATCCGCGGTGGCGATGCCCCAGTCACCGAACAGCCTGGTGATGGACTCGACGTTCTCTTGCACGTCGGTGCCGGTGATCAGGGCTAGTTGCGTCACCTGCTTGGTCAGCTTCTCGAGCGGCTTGCCGGTCAGCCCGAGCCGTTGATTCAGCCCGGCGATGGCGGTTGCGGCCGAGTCAAAATCGGTCGGCACCGACTTGACCACGTTCTTGAAGGACTCCTCGAGCCCCTTCAGGCCCTTGCCCGTCTCCCCGGTGCGGGTGCGGATCTTGTCAAAGGACTTGTCGAACTCCTCGCCGACCTTGAACAGCGCCACGCCCACGCCGACCGCCACGGCGCTGACGCCAAGTAACGACTTCTTCACGGCGGCGCTGCTCACGGCCGCCGACTTGCCCGTCGCACTCAGCTCGGCCTGCGTCTTCGCAAGCGCGGCGTTTGCCTGCGTCGTGTTGGCGGTGAGGAGAATGTCGAGGACCGCTGCGGGTGAGGCCATTAGAGATTCTTCAACTCCTCGCCGATGATCTCCTCGATCGACGGACGCACGGCCTCATAGGCCGGGATCAGGAACGGGCGCGGGCCGGCGTCCTGTTGAACGCTGCCGTGCTCGACGATGTGGCCGTACCAAACCTTGGAGTTGCCGGCGACTACGCGCGTCTCCATGCCGTCAATCTCAACGTGAATCGAGTCATGTAGATCACCGCTGACCTGCTTCACCCGCTCCTGGGCGCCCTCGACGATCTCGTCAGCCGCGTCGCGGACGCCCTGCAGCGTCTCGGGATCGAGCTTGGCGATGATCTCGGGGATGCGGCTGACGAGCCGATAGCTAGCGGGCATGACAAACAAAAACAGCGCAGTCACACCCGGCGACTGCGCTGCTTTGCATCCTCCTGAGCCCGTTCTTGAGCACGGGCCTTGAACTTGAAATACGTCGGCCAGCCGACGGCGAGCTCATGCGCTGACATCCCCGGTTTCCCGGTCGTCATCTGCTGGACGCTCATCCCCAGCGTCTCCGCCAGCTCGTACAGGAACATCGGATCGACCATTCCCGGCGCTAGTTGCATCGTCCAGGTCTGGCCCTGCCTGGCCCGCTCCGCGAGTCGGAAACTTGGCATTCGCGTCAGCGATTGCCTCCTTGTCCACGCCCGAGAGCTCGTCGATCTTGCCGATGATCTTCTTGAACGCCGGCCCGAACTTCTGCGACACCGTCCGAGCTTCATCGACCGTGAACGTCGGGTCGATGCAGCCGTGAGCGAACTGCAAGACCTCGAGCACTTCCGTATCCACGGTAGCGACCTGATCCAGCCCGATCGTCTTGAGTTTCAGGGCTTCTGACGATGCCTGGTTCGAGTACGCGGCGGGAAGCCCACGGACGCGGACGGACTGGCCCTTGACGGGCACGTCCTCCACGTCGGCTTCCCGCAGATCGCCTGGCCCGGATAGCCAGGCATCCTTTGTAGATCGCGCCATGCGATCTCCCTTCTAGCGGCCCGTCTCGCAACGGTGACCGCGGGTGGCGTAACCGGTGACCGCAGGACGCGGCCCGGTGTATGTGCGAGTTGTTAGGCGGTGCCGCGGCTCAGACCGGCGGTTCCACCGTTCTGGAACGTGACGTCGATCGTGTTGGCGTCGCCGGGCCCACCGCTGACGGGCGGCCAGCTGTAGGGGCGGCCGACCATCGTGTAGACGACCGTGCCCGCGGTGTTGGCCTTGAACTTGATCGTCCCGTTGGTCTGGTTCGCGTACAGCGGGTAGACCGTGATATCGGGACCGGGCGAGGCGGTCTGGTCGTTGATGAACGTGACCGTCACGGTCGCGTCGCCGAGGCCGGTGATGTACTCGCGGTACGTCTCCGACAGACCCGTGACGTCCACGGCATCGCGGGAATCTTCGATCGAGATGTTGGTCACGTACTGGCTGAGGTCGTTTGCGTTGACCGTGAAGGTCGACGCAGGACCGAGAATTTGCTTAGCCACGTTGGCTCCTTGTCTTGCCGGCGCCGAAGCTGACCGGGTTGGATGGGCTGGCCCGCGCGGTGGCTAAGCGGGTGCGGTTACGAATAAACGAGTCGGTAAAGGGAACCGGCATGCCGGTAGGCGACGCCATCTACAACCTCGGCGTAATCGAGGTCGGACATGCGGCGGAGGTAAAGCTCGGTGCGGCCGGAAATCGAGATAACGCCGTCGGTGAGCAAGGCGTCGAGTCTCGCGGCGATGTCGTCGACCGGATCTGCCGAAGCAACTACGTCGGCATCCTGGCCCACGGCCTTGATCAGCCAGACGTCGTCGTCATAGGCGCGGTTGCCGAGCGTGTAGGACGGAGTTCCGGCCTGCTTGTTGAAGATCACGTAGGCGAAGCGCGAGCCCTGGGGAGCCACCTGGTAGTAGACGCTCCC